TAATAAGAGAGGGGTGCTACACTAACCCTATAAAAATGTAGCACCCCATCCTCACTTAGTTACCAAAGGGAATGTCGTCTGATTCAAGATCAGCCATTTGAGAGGCAGCGTCATTAACATAGCCACCTTCCACAACATCAAAGTCTTTATCCATAGCATACTCAATAAACTCAACTACTTGAACTGCTGCAAGATCAGCAGACACACCCGCCTTACCTGCATAGTTCCACTCAAAGGGGAGTGCTTTTACTGTAACCACACTACCATTCCCAATAAGTTTATTATCCCAAGGATTATTTTGGGAATCCACTACCGTAGGTGCTGAACGTGGACCGTTCTTACCCTGCACCTTACGTTTCAACGTGACAAATTCACCACGTTCATCTTCTTTGTTACGTACATTCAGACCTGCACCTTCTACTAAAGCTTTTGAATCTGCATCAAGACAGAGATCAACTTGCCAAGCAGGTTCAAACGTGCTGTTAGGCTCTACGACAGAGGCCCAATAGCATTTACCAGTTAGATATAGAGGTTGAATTGGAGGCATATTAATTTTCCTTGTGTTTAGCGCCACACCATTGTGGCTGTTGATATTGTGTTTGTCTACTACTACAACTCCATCAGTATACACTACCTGATTTAGAGTGTCAACTGTTGTTTTCGAAATTTTCTAAATAATTTAAAGCCCTCCTTACATAATTAATATCATCTTGTAACCAACCAAGTGCTGAGTTACATTTATTACAAAGCCATCCTCTAAACTTACCACTACTATGATCATGGTCTAATACCCAAGACCCTCTATTATATGCTTGGTATGCTGTATCTATTTTATTTTTTAAATCTTCTGAAGAGCTATTACAAATAGGACAGCAATAATTATCAGGAGGAGGGGGTGTTGTTTCTTTTAACTTGAGAACAGTTCTTTGCGAGGCATAAGTACACTCACTACATACATTCATATATGATTTACTACCATCTGTCCTACGCCAGTTACTTCCAAAAGAAGTTAGAGGTTTTACATTATTACATTTTACACATGGCTTAGTTACGGCATCAGGTCGTATAGATTTATTACTGTTAAAAAGTTCAAGTTGATCTGTCATCAGTGTGTCTCTGCCCATGTCTTACCAACTTTATAATCACAGTCTAATTCACACTTCATCTTCAGTGTCTTTGTTGTCTGTGTCATTGCCTCCTTTGTTAGCCTACAAAATCTTTCTATGTCAGGGATAGCTACTTCAAACTGATACTCATCGTGTATTGAGGCAACTAACCTCGCATCTAATTTAGTTTTAATAACTCGTTCCATGATATGAACAAGCCACTGCTTACATACTATAGCACCAGCACCCTGTAGTAAAGTATTAAGTGCTGCATGTTCTGATCTAATATGTAATAGCCTACCATCCAAAGCAGGGATTGTACCACTGGCAGCTTCTTTACTCACCCACATCCTAAGATTTTTAAGTGCTGGCATGTTACTCAAGAACTTAGTTATCAACTGTTGTCCCTGCTTGGCATTGCCGCCTACTACCTTACCAATCTTGGCTGCACCAGCCCCATAGAGCCACGCATAGATAAATGTCTTGGCTTGATCCCGTGTCTTCAGACCTGCTCTTTCTTGATTAGCTGTATGTACATCACCTGTTAATACAATGTTGGTATACTCAGGGTCATTCATATAGTGTGCCAAGCATCTTAGTTCAAGGCCGCTGGCGTCCACACCTACCAAGCGATACTTAGATACATCATCAACTGTCCATAGTCCTCTGCATTCTCTACCGTAAGGGCTATAGACAGCGGGAACTTGTGCCATATTAGGAACTGCATGTGCCATCCTTCCTGTTATAGTACGTAGTGTCATAACACTACCACGTACTCGGTTATCTTCTTGACACGCCATTATCCAAGACTTTATTAGGCCAGTACGTTTCTGCAATAGAAAATATCTATTAAACATCTTGGCTTCAGGTAACTTAATCTTAGACAAGACTGCTTCATTAATAATTACATTACCTTTCTCAGTCATCTGAGTAGGCTCCCACCCTTTAGCTTGTAGTCTATCAGCTATCTGCTTACGACTTGCTATATTGAAGGGTATGTATTTAGTCTTGGTCTTTAATACTATTTCAGTAGGCTCAAAGTCTTCTTCTGCCTTACGTTCTAGTCCATGTAACTCATCTTGCAACTGAGCCTGTAAGATCATAGCTTCTTGTATCTTAAATGCAAAGCCATTCTTCTTCTGCTTATCTAAGATAGCTCTGACCTTACACTCTAACTCGTAAGCTCTAGGGTTAAAAGCTTTACCTTCTTTCTCTAGCTCCTGTGCTACGTGACGGGTAACCTCTGTGTCACGCTTACAATACTCCAACATCTCAGGAGAGTAGTGTGCAAAGTCATGGAAGTCACCCTTCTCAAAGCCAAGGGTCTTACCCCAAGCTTCAAGAGAGTGACCACCATCACGTATAGGATTATAAAGCTGAGACTCAATGAGAGTATCTCTTATTTGACTAAGCTTTATATTACATCCAAGTAAACGATTGAGGACAGGAGCATCGAAGCTGATACCATTGTGCATAATAAAGGTATCAATTTGCTGCGACCAACTAACAAACTCCGAACACTCCTGTCCCACCCACGCCTTAATCTTATTACCTTCATAACTCCTTGCTACGATACAATGTATCTTTGTTGCATTCAAACTATCTGTTTCAATATCAACTATAGCTGTTGTCATTTCTTTATAAACCTACTCCTGTTACCCAATTTTCAGCAGCATCTTCTACATAATGTTCACTTTTATCTTTAATGACTATCAGCTTTTCTAATTTATTATCTATAAAACATTCTACTGTATAGGCACCATCGGATTGATGATGAATAAAGGCTGATCTACAACTGTACTCTTCACACCCATAGTATTTATGTAATGGCTCACCGTCTATTGGTTTCATTAGTCTACCTTAATGAGACAAGCATCCTCCACTGGAATGTGGAAGAACTTTTCTCCCTCTCTAATGTTTCTATTAGACACTTCTTTTACCTCGCAGTCAAGTAAAATATTTGCGTCAATATGCCATGCCTGTTTGCAATCGCTACGCCATACTATAAATGTAAAGAGGGCATCAGGATACTGCTCTTTCCACTTAAGTAGCAAGCGGTTCTTGCGGTAAGGGATACGTACTTCTTTCCAACTAGGGTTCCAATCTCCCTTCCAAGAATACTTAACCTCCACTTCATAGAGGTGGTGTGTTTCTTCTACTGCCTTGCAAATAATATCAAAGTCTTTTCGTTCTGTAGTATCAATAGTAGTGTAGTTCATATCTTTAATATACTTTAAGGTAGCTTTCTTAGCATCAGTGTCAGCTACTTCATACAAAGCTCTGTCAAAAGGTTTACGTTTACCCATCGTAGTCATTATTCTTCTCCATTCTGTTCTGTTTTTGTTTCTCATAATTTTTCATAGCGTTTTTTATAAGTATTTTGACCATTACTTTTTTTGTTTTTTTTGGTGAGTGCGCCACTGCTCATCCTCCTTTATAGCTCATTCATTTGATCGTGTTTATATCTTTTGGTTTCAGATAAATCATATTCAATAATTTCTAAAGCATCGTTAGGAAGATTATATTCATTTATAAATCTTGTTCTACATCTTTTAGCAGCACTTTTTCTTTCCCAAATAAGTCCTTGCATGTTTTTATTCTTATAAAATTTATTTAATTTAGGACTATATACTTTCCAAGCTTTACTCATTCTTCATTCTCCGCAAAAGGATTATCAATCTGGGTCATCCTACCAGTATCTTTATCATAATGCAAGTAGCAAGCAACACCAGTATCACCAGTGTACCTGTTCTTTAAGATACGTATGGTGGTGGTGTTGGCTGCTTGCTCATCGTCTGCCTGTTGGTTACGCTCCAGTGCAATCACTGCGTCAGATAGATGTGCAATGCTGGCCGACCCACGAAGGTGGGACAAGGATACCTCACGGCCATCCTCATGCCCACGATCACCACTTGGCCGACGTAGGTGGCTCACAAGCAGCAAGCCTCTGTTTGTTTCTTCAACTAGAGAACGTAGCTTAGTCATTAGAATATCAATTGACTTGCGTTCATCACCGTTGTCTTCCTGACCCGATACCAAGATAGATAGGTGATCAAGGATAATCCATTTAGTTCCTAATGCCTTTGCCATGTAACGAACACGGCCTAAGATTTCATCGTTACTGATAGAACCAAAGTGATCAAAGGCAAAGAACCTCTTGCTACCTATAGTTTTATCTTGCCACTCACGTAGTTGTTCTTTGGTATATTGATCACGTACTTCTTTGATATAGAGCCTAGCATTGGCCTCCACTGACATGATATTAAAGGCTGTGTTACGTATGCTTTCTTCCATTGCCAAGATACCAATGTTATCTTTGGTATTCATAAGTAGGTGGTGCATTAGCTCACGCATGATACTGGACTTACCCATACCTGCACCACTGGTGAACGTCACTAGCTCACCCGTCCTCATGCCATAGGTCTTCTCATTCATCTGTGACCAAGGGTAGAGACAAGTCTCGCAGTAGCTCTCATCGTACAGACTATCCCCTAGATCATGCAGGTTGACAATCCCAGCAGGGGTGAAGGACTTAGCACCCCACCATGCAGTCATGAAGTCTTCTGACTTACCCACCTTGAGATATTCGTTGGCATCCTTCAAGTCTAGGTTCATGATCTTACATTTGTTAGGCTCAAAGATTTCAGCTACATCTGCGGCTGCTTGCTTACCAGCCTTGTCGTTGTCAAAGCATAAGACTACCTGCTCAAACTGATTTAGGTACTCAAAGGATTGCTTACAATTAGATACCGCTGAAGCTGCACCATTCTTCAGGGAAACGACAGGCCACTTAGACCCCATCATTTGATAGGCAGACATAGCATCTACCTCACC